ACCTCTGAACTTCCCTGCACGTACAGCGTAAAGGAAAGAATTGACTCTAGCGTATGCCCACTGGTCGGCTGAGGTTACACTTGGGCGCACTGACTGCGGATTAGTGTTGTATGCACCGATGCCTCTACGGAAAACCTGTGCAAGCATAGAATAAGTTACACGCTTACCAGCGCTATCCCCGTGCTTATCGTTGTGGTCTTTTACTTTATCACGTAGCGCAGCCTCTACACGTTGGCTAATTTCAACCTTGTTAAGTAGCGCTTCTTCGACATATTCCTCATGGTCATATTCAAATAGTTCGCCACGTACTCTTGCCTCATATTCTTCATGGCTAGCGAAAGGCATATAAACTGTGCTGCCTCTGAATATATGGCTATGGTATCCAGTACCGCCTAGTTCTTCTGCTCGTTCCTGCGCTTCTCTGATAGTGGTGTACATATCAACAGCACCTTCCACTCTAGCCTTCATTAAACCGAAGTAGTCAATGCTAGCCTCTTTTGGCTCTTGTGGTTCTTCTGGTAATTCGCTATCTGTTACTGGGATGAGGTTAGCTGGGATATAATACTTATCGAGTTCTGGGTTCTCTTCATCAATACCGTAACCTGTAGCAGCCCGCTTTTCGTTAGGTGTTAGCCACCAGCTATTAGCCATCTGCGACACAACCTTATCCATTTCTTCTTGAAGTTCTGGTACGATAGTAAAATCAAAATCAATGTAAATCTTATCGCCATATTGTGGAACTAGCCATCTGTTGAGTTCTTCTCTGATTTTTACCATCTCGGGAATAACGGCATTTTGATACAATGCTTTTTTCGCCTCCTTCTGATTGTTGTACGTGCTGGCGCTTGTGTTGTTCAGCAGCTGCACTGGAACGTTAAAAATATTACACAAGTCTTTGATGCTTGCATCGTATTGTTCGATAAGGGAAAGGTCGCTTGCATTTAAACCAAAGTTCACCCAGCTAAGTTTCTTAGGCGTTATGATAACATCCCCTGCATTTTTGCTTCCTTGGTATTGGCTCTTGAACTTCTCTTTGAGTTGGCGTGCCTGCACCTCGTTTAGATCTCCCTCTTCACTCATCAAAACACCTCTGGCGGTTTGGTTCTGTAGATACTTTACACCTGTAGTTAGCGCCTCATTGTTGGCTTGCATAGAACGTAAACCTGCACGAAGTGGCGACATACCGTATAGGTGAGAACCTGTACCATCATAGTAAGGGTTAAAGTCTTTGATATGTAGCACTTCTTCTGCTGGTATTCTGTGGCTTCCGTTGTATTCGATAGTATAATCTTTAACGGGTTGCATCAGCCCGCCAGAATTAATCTCTACAACCTGTGATGGCAATACATAGAGTTCTTTGTATTTACCAGCACCCATTCCAGTTTCTGGCTTTATACCGTACACATATCGGTTTCCTGTAAGTTTACCAAATGCGATAATCTCAGTTAAAAAGCTATTGAAGCTTTGTGCTGGGTTTGGTCGCTCTAGCAATGCGTGCAATTCAGTACCTTCTAACTCGACCATAGAGTTCTTTCTAAGGCGCTCTGCTTTGCTCATTACATTCGTGTTAAGTTCACCGCTAGTGAGGGCTTTATAACGCTTTAAATCGGTTTGTCTTTGCACCTCGTAAACTTGAAACGGAATGGTTGTCGCAGCCTTGGTTATTAGGTTTATAATCGAATAGATTGTCGAGTTGTGTCGATACCCCTTGTTAATGTAGCTGTCATCATTCTCTGGATTCCAGATAAGTGTTTCGCCTAAGTAGTTATATATCGCCTTATTAAAAGCCTCGGCTGTGGCTTGGGAGTTGCTTTTTGTTGTGCTCCCGAAGATACGTTCTAAAAGTGATGCCATCGAATATCGTTTATTTTACAAAAATACTAATTAAATAACAAAGAACTCTGCGCCTTTCTTGTACTCGCTATAGATTGCGTATCTTGCTGCATCCATCAAGTGATTCATCCTATCTAGCGGCTTGTTTATGATTGTGCCATCTTTTAATTCCTGCCAATAGTAAGATAGGTATTCATTCTTTAAGTTCTTGCTCTGCTCACTGACTACAATATCAAATTCTTTCATTAAACTGATACCAGCGTTCACACTACCTACACCCTTCACAGCTGGCTTAACCCACAGCCCCGACTTTTTCAAATAGTCGTTACTCTTTGGTTCTGCACTTTCCGCCACAATTAAGGTGTTCTCGTGTCCTTTGTCTTTTATTAAGTTTACTATATCTTGATTGGTCATGCCTGTAGCATAGCAAATCTCGTGCATATATAGCTTTTCTCCATCCCTGTATATCTCCACTATTGCGGTTGGGTCGTTGCTGTAACCGTAATCCAGACCAAGCACTACATCATCAAAAGCTGGGAATCGGTTTACGTCTATAAATCTCCACCCGTTAAATATCTGGCGCTTGCTAAATACGGCACGCTGTCCATCACCATATACACGCCAGTAGTCGGGGTCTCTTTCCCTCATTCTCTCGATCTCGTAAACAAGTTCTGGGGATAGGAATTTATTGTCTTTGTAAGTGGTTATCCACGTATCACAGTCTTCCCTAGGGATGAGGTCATCGTATATCCAGTGAACAGGGTCTGAGGGGTTAAAGTCGATAATCACAAACTGAGTACAGCGCATATTGATTTGTCTAAAATCTTCTAGCAGTAATTCGTTACCCTCGTTGAGGTAAGCAATATCCCGTTTTCTTCCTCTGATTTTTTGCGGCTCATCTACACTTAGGAACTCTACCAAATGCCCGTTATATCTAAACGTGTTCTCGCTTTTGTTGTGTTCGCCTAACCAGTAGATACCTATCTGCTCCAAGATGCTTATAAAATCCCTTTGCACAGAACCTTTAAGCGCTGGTAGTGTTTTCCGTATTATAGATATAGTGAGGGGTTCTTTCTCTGTCACCAACAGATAAGCTAAATATTGGCAGATGGCGTAAGTCTTTCCGCTACGTGTTCCGCCTTGGTGTATCCTAAAACGTGCTGTGCTATTTTTTACATCGTAGAACTGCCGATTGCAGTGCTGCTCGACTATTCTTCTACCGCTGGCTTCCATTCGATAAGTGTGCTTTCGATACCGCCTTGGTGTTCTACCTCTTGGCGCTCAACGTATCCTCGCTTCTTGCCTTTGGTCTTTAATAGGAATATGGTAGCTGCTGTGCTACCTTCTTGTATCTGCTTATGCAGTTGGCTTTCTGCAAAATCTAAGGAAACGTTCTCAATCTCCCTCACGTCATTTGCAAAATCCGCATCCTCTTTTAAGTATTGGTAGTATGTTTTTCTGGATATACCTACACTCTTGCAAGCTGTTGTAACCACCCCCAATGATTTCTCCAGCGCCTCCAGCAATGCTTTTTTAGTGTGTTTCTTTTTGTTACTCATTTTACAAAGATAAAAAAAACCCAGCACTGGCGGGCTGGGTGGTAAATAGAACAATATTAACTAATTATATAAATGAAAAAAGGTTGCCAGTTTTATACTTTCTCTTTCTGTAGTTCCTTTAAGGCTTGTACATATTGGTCAAACTCTACTTCGCCTTCTTCCTCTGTATAAATATAGAAAGAAACATCTCCCGAAGCAAAATCTGGTGCTGCTATAGTTATTCCGTTATCTAATGCGCAGTAAACGTTTCCGCTTTGCTCATTGTACCCCCACTCTTTTTCCCACTCTGTGCGCCCATACGGTAAGAAGTCATAAGCTTCAATCTGTCGGGCTAATTTTAATTGGTGAGTAATTTCCATTATGGCTTCCATTTGGTTCGGGGTTGCGTTGTTTAGTGTAAGTTGCATATCGTTTAGTTTTAGTTTATTACTTTTTCAGAATATTGATAAGGTCTACAACCATATCATCAGTAAACCAAGAGAAACAAAATGTATCAAAGCTAGAAACAAACTTATTGAACTTTCTGTGTACTGCTCTTAGCTTTTTACTTCTTTTTTTGCTAGTTAGTTTAACGAAATCTCCTGTTGATTTGCTAAATATAGCTACATCTCTTACGCCATCTCTACCGATGCTTATGATAAAGTTACCTGCGCTAATTTGTTGGTTTGGTTTAAAAGTAGTTTTCATAGTGTTTAGTTTTTATTGTTTTACAGTGTAAAGATACAAAGTATTTTTTAACTACCAAACATTTTTTAACTTTTTTTAAAATTATTTTGGTGTCCAAGCTGCAGAAAAGTCGGAATCCTTGAATACATCGGACTTCGGGATACCTGCACGGAATAATAATCTTGTTACTTCTTCCTTCTCCATCTGTAGCCTAGCCATTATCTCTTCCCCAGATAACCCTTCCTTCACCATATCTGTAACTATGTTGCTCATCTCAAGAACCCCGTGTGTACCCCTTGCACGGTTGTGTCTTATCGTTGCCATCTTCTTTTGGTTCTCATCCGTATCGCTTAGAAATACCACTGGTACTTTCCCTTCGGTTAATTCTTTGATCTCGCTATGTCCAGATACAGTCCACCTATGAAAGCCATCTACAATAGTGTAATCTGCATTAGCCACAATAGGTTGTGTCCAGCCATCTTCGAGTATTGATATCTTTAATAGCTTTAACTCTGGCGGTGCTACCTTGTTTGGGTTGTAATTGTTCGGTTTTAGTAGTTCTCTATCTACCCAAGTAATTTTATCTAGTGGTTGTGCTTTCATTTGTAAAGTTCTTTTGCTTGTTGTTCTGTTATTCCTAATTTCTTTTGCGCCTTTATAGCTTCGTTATCGAGGTCGCTTGACTGCCGCCCCTTGAAATCTCCACGGATAGCCACCTTGCAGAGCCAGCGCCAGCTTAACCCAGATGCTGGGTGCGCATCTTCATCTGGTATGTTTTGCTTTGTCTTTCTCTTATGGTGTCTAATGTAGGTGTTGATGGTTCGTTTTACCATATTCTGATAATCGTGGTCGTAGCTATCTAAGATAACACTCAAGTATTCCTTATAACTTAGATGCTCTGGTTTTACTTGTGCATTAGAGTACAATTCTGTGTTAGCATACCTCCAAGCAGTCGCTACACCTTTAACCCTGTAGAGCATCTTGTGCCACATCTCTGGAAAGCACTCGCTGTATATCCAAAGCCCTCTAAGTGGTTCTTCTCCGAAGGGTGGGCATACACGCTGTTGAAGGAACTTTCCGTACATAGCCGTTTGATTAAATATGTCATATGTCTT